ATATAATAAACCATTGAAACCATGAACCCAACAGAAAGAGCAAAACAGTTAATATGGGATTTAAAGCATCCTCACCTAACAAGGAAGAAGCAGATTGATTTAATCCTCCAAGCCTTCAAGGAAGTGGTACGAGATGCATATAAGTGTGGGAATTGTGATGACACCTTTAGATGGGAAGATTACTGGAACCAAATAACCAAAACATAGAATAATGAAAACATGCTCTCAATGTAAACAGGAACTCCCCGTTGAATCATTCGCCCTGAAAAACAAAGATCACGGCCCCGAATCACCACGACAGAGTATTTGCCTGGAATGCAACCGTCAAGCATGCAGAGAACGCTATAAAGACCGAAAACAGCAGCGGAAGAAGAAACATTCAGAATGGAACCCAGAATGGGCAAGCAACATAAAAGAAAAATTCATATTCCAGGCTTTCTGAAATGAACATAGAACAACACATAGGGAACACCGTTGGGATTATCTACAAAGACAGAAACGGATATGAGCATAGAAGATCCGGTGTAATAATTGCAACAACTGTTTCCAAAGTGATAATGCTGCTGTTGAATGATGGCGAAGAAGATAAAGAAGTGATAATCCCAATAGGAAATATTGAAAGGATATGCAAGCCGTGGGAATTGAAAGAAGATTTGACACAAAACGAATAATTATCTATCTTGCAAAAGGATTTATCTGGTTTTCGTGGTTTAGTGGTTAGCTTGCCCATCCTGCTAGGGATGGGCTTGCTTTTTATATCCAAATGTCCTAATTTTGCTAATCTATAACAGTTTGTATTAGTTATATGGCAAATACAACAGGTAAAAAATTCGGGGGAAGGCAAAAGGGAACGCCAAACAAGGTAACTCAGAAGGCAAGAGAAGATTTTCAACAGATAATGGCAGGGAATGTTGATAGAGTAGAAAAAGCCTTGGAAGAAATCTACAAAAAGGATAAGAAAACATTCCTGTATGTTCTGAGTAAATATTTCCCTTATTTCTTACCAAGGCAGGAACAGATTGATATTTCAAATCCTGATGGTTCATTGAGATCAAATAACAAATTTACCATAACATTCAGGGATGAGTCTGAACCTGACCAAGCCACAACAGTTTAATGCCACATCCCTAAAGCCTATCAATCTATTCATGGCAGGGGTAGGAAGTGGGAAAACATATCTTGCCGGGGCTTTATCTTATTACTTCATTCTAAATTTCCCAAAGATCAAGGGAATGATTGCTGCAAACACATACTTGCAGCTTACTCAATCTACAATGTTTCGTATTCGTGAAGTCTGGAAAGTACAATTTGACCAGATAGAAGGCAGGGATTATGTTGTAGATAAAAAACCACCGGGAAACTTTAACACCGAAGATCACAATTACGATGATTATTACAATATTATCAGTTTTGAAAACGGAGCAGTGATATTTAAGGCTTCTTTGGACAAGGCTTCAGCACATGAAGGTAAAGAAGTGGGATGGTGCATGTGTGATGAAACGAAAGATTCCCGCGAGCAGGATATAAAAGATGTTATTCTTGCCAGACTAAGACAGCGTGGGATATTCATCAATGGGCAGGGATTGACTGATAAAGATACTGGAAGATCCTTCAATCCGCTTTATATCTTCACTTCGCCTGCCAAAGTAGACTGGATTAACGAATGGTTCGAGCTGGACAGGTGGGAGGGCGAAATAGGCACAAAGATATATGAAGAAAAGGATTTCTTTAGGAAGGAGTTTGGCAACAAGTGTATATCTATTTCCAGCACACTGCATAACAGCAATAATGTAGCAACAGGATATATAGCCAATATGATTGCTAACCATACAGACCGGGAAGGCAATCTGAAGCAGTCAGGCAAAAGGCTTATCTACGCTGATCCTTTCGTTAAAGCTGGCGGAGAGTATTTCAGTTCATTTGACCGTATTAGTCATGTTGGTGATTATCCTTTCGTAAAAGGCGAACCCATACACATAAGCTATGATTTCAATGTTGTTCCGTACATGACATTACTGTGTTTTCAGATTATACACCGCGAAAAGTGGTGGGAGGTAAGATGCTTCGATGAATTCTGCCTTCCATCACCTAAGAACAGCACTGAGGCTATAACAAGTGAGTTCAGGCGTGAATACATTGACCATCTTAGCAACGGGCTGTACTATTATGGTGATCCTACGGGCAAGTCAAGAGATACCAGGGGCAGGCGCAATGACTATGATATAATCGAAGGTGTGCTGTCCAGGCACCTGAATAATTACAGCCGAAGGGTAGCACACAGGGCTGCACCTGTTGTTCAGAGAAGAGATTTTATGAACAATATCTTTGATGAAAAGTATGATATTCGTATTTTTATAGATCGCAAATGCTCAAAACTGATTGCAGACCTTGAATATCTGAAAGAAGATATTGATGGCAAGAAGATGAAAGTGAAAGTAAAAGATCCAGATACAGGGCAGACTTATGAGAAATATGGTCATTGTGGTGATGCCCTTGAATACTTCTGCACTGAAGCCTTTCAACCGTACTTTAAAAAATTCAAATAATGGCAACAATTGATGAAGATTTATTGCTTAATATTCAACTATTATCGCAGATAGTAGTAAATGAATCCAGGCATCCTTATTACGAAAGAGTAACAAAGCTGGCTAAGAATTACCGCGCTTATGTTACAGGCATAGGGCTTGATGAGATGATGGAACGCTATGCACCCCGTGAAGATGAAGAATCTTTTAAGCAGCGTAAACAGATAACACAGCACATCATCCCAGGTGTAGTAGGTAATATTACATCAGTAGAACGCAAAGTGCCAAGGTCAAATGGCAAAACCCGTGTTCTGGCTTATGAAGAAGATCAGAAGTACCACAAAGCCAATGAACTGGAAAAGATTCTTTCAAAGTATTGGGGCACTATGACCCTGGATGATTGGATGGCTACACGGTGGATAGAACTCAATGATGTAGATCCTAATACTTTTGTGGTGGTGGAGTGGGATAATTTTGATCCTAAGCAAGAGAAGCCTGCACCGTATCCTTATGAGTCCAGCTCTCATGATGCTGTGATGTTTGAATACATCAATAATATCCTTCAGTATTTGGTAGATATGAAAGTGTTTCCTACTGTTGATATTGATGGCAATGAAGTGGAGGCACAGAAATACACTATGTACCTGATGAATCAGACCATCCAGGCTGTGCAGATATTTGATAAGAACATCCAGGCCAGTATAAAAGAGGATGGTGAACTTGTAGATATTGACGGTACATACTACTTCCGAAGGAATGAGAAGGTTTATTTTCAGGTGAAGATAATGAAGCCACACAAACTTGGCTATGTTCCTGCTTTTCGTGCAGGCTACAAGAGAGATGAGGCAACCAATGGCGAAACATTTGTAAGCCCTTACCATGATGCTGTGCCGTATCTTCAGAAAACTATCAAGGCTAATTCTGAGATGGATCTCACTATGGCACTGCATGCTTTCCCTCAGAAGATTATTACTGCAAGGAAGTGTGTTGATCCAGACTGTTATGGTGGGTATATACGCAAAGAAGGCAGCATCAGTGTTTGTAAGACCTGTGAAGGCAAAGGATTTGATGTCCATTCTTCAGCACAGGATATTATATTTGCGCCTATTCCTGAAAACCCTGATGAGCAGCTTGCTCTAGATAACATGGTAAGATACATCACACCGGAAGTGGCACTTGTGGAGTTCCAAAGAACGTATCTTGAATACTTAACTAATGAATGTATGCAGGCAGTATTCAATTCTGATGTGTTTACTAAAGAAGAAGTTGCTACAACTGCTACTGAGAAACGTATTGACCTGGATAATGTGTATGATACGCTGTACCCGCTTAGTGTGAAGTTTGCAAGGGTGTGGGAATTCCAGGTAAAAACTATTTCCAGGATAACGAAAACAGATAAGGGGCTTACTGCCAGGATGACTTTCTCTAAGGATTTCAAGTTCAAGAGTAAGGATGATTATATTGCTGATCGCAGGGCTGCCAAGGAAGCGGGTGTGCCGGATGCTATTTTGAGGAATATTGATGATGAGATCATGAAGATTGATACAGCAGAGAACCCTGAAGAATTTGCAATATATCGCACAATACAAAGCTTTGATCCTTTTAGTGGCAAATCACAGGAAGAGATTATCACAGCTATGGCAAGTAATACTGTACCTTTTGAAATCAAAGTACTGTATGATAACATGGGATGGATCTTTGATGAAATATTCATGGAGCATCCTGATTTCTTTATGTGGGATCGCAGGAAGCAGAATAAGACAGTAGATGATAAAGTGAAGGAATTGACTGAGCAGCTAAAGAAGGACAATACCACATCACCACCTGATCTTGGCTAATCAGAAAAAAATAAAAGAACTGTGGAAGCGGAAAGATGATTACATTTCCGACAGGCTTCAGATGCTTACCAGGAAGGTAGACAGGGCACAGGCTTCATTCCTAAACACCCTGGTTGCTGATTATATGGGTGGGTTTGATGTTGATGCAGCAGGCAACCTTCTTCCATCTACAAAGAATATGAGAATGGCTATCAGACTTGACAGGCTGTTTGATAGCCTTGACAGCGACACACTCAGAGCAATAAACACACAGTTTGGAAAGGATATGCTGAAGCTTACACCACTAAGCGGAAGATATTACACTGCTATGGGTGAACCAGCTGATAGGGTGAAATCCATAGGTGAGAAGGTAGGATTCATAGAGCAAGGGATAGGGATCAAAGGTGATGAGATCATCAAAGGTGGTTATCTTGATACACTATCCAAAGTACCTGAAGTCAGGCAGCAGCTAAAAGATTATGTTATTTCTTCTGTGGCTAATAAGAAAGGCTACTCTGAGTATTTGCGGGGCATGAAAGAACTTGTTGTTGGTGCAGGACAGAAAGCAGGTATATTAGAAAGGTATTACAGGCAGTTTGCTTATGATACGTTCAATCAGACCGATGCAGCCATAAATAAGCACTATGCTGATAGCCTGGATCTGAAATGGTTCGTTTATACTGGTTCGATCATTGACAGCACCAGACCATTTTGTAGGAAACGGGCAGGGAAAACATACAACACCGAAGAAGCTGAAAAGTGGAAGTGTGATCCTGATCTTATTGCCAAGCCTAAAGGAAAGAAGTGTGATGATAGCTATAATCCGTTAATTGAACGTGGCAGGTATAATTGTCGGCATACAATCAGGTATATAACAGAAGAACTTGCCTGTCAGAATGGGAGGCATGAAGCTTGTTTAGAACCAGATAAAAAGCAAGAAGAATTTAAGGAAGTAATTGAAGAAAAGGGTAAATTTGTTGAAGCTAAGACAATAAAAGAAGCAGAAATTTATGCTCAAGAAGTAGGATTAGGTGAAGCAAGATACACAGGATTAAATCTCAATGATGCCAATACTATCAACAGGGTAGGAACGCAAGTGAAGAATGATTTTAAATTACAGCCATTAAAAGAAATAAAGGCAGGAGCAGGAAGTAAAGCAGCAGCAAGGGGAAATGGTCAAACATTAAATTATAATAAAGGATATTTAAATGATGAAATAAGAACACAACATACCTTTAATAGCTATGTAAAAAATTATCAGCAAAAAGCTATACAGAAGGCAGAACAATATAAAAAACTATATCCTGATTCACCACAGTATAGATCAGCAGCAGAAGCAGCAAAATATAAAAGGATGCTTGCAATGACTACTAAAGAAATGCAGACAGCAGAAACATTTTATCATGAATATGGACACATAGTACACGATCAGATATTAGGTGGTATAAATAAGAGTTTAGCACAAAAAAGGTTTCTTAATATTAGGACAGTAGAAAGATATGGAGGCAAAAGGACAATAATAACAAGAACGGAAGCAGCAGAATCATTGTATGATGAATGGATAGATATTTA